ATTGAATCATCTTATGGGAGTAATCCATCTCCTGTAGCTGGTTCTAATGCTATTCAAGTTACTGATATAGAAGTAACACCAATCGAATCTGATAACGTACAAGCACCTACCTTTCAAGGGTTTTTAGGTAACAGTACACAAGGCACATTACTTGCTAACAAACGTGTAGCAGTATCTTTTGGTGCTGAGTTGTCAGGATCAGGCTCGGCAGGTACTGCAAGTGCTTTGTCACCTTTACTAAAAAGCTGCGGATTATCAGAAACAATTGTAGGATCTACATCTGTTACTTATGCTCCTATCAGTGCTTCGTTCTCTAGTTGTACAATTCTTTGTTTTTATGGTGCGACAAGACACCTAATTACAGGTTGTAGAGGCACTGCATCTATATCAATGACCGCAGGTCAGTTTGCACAAATCAACTTTGAGTTTACTGGTATATATAATGCTCCAGATAGTACTGCGATGTCAGGTACATTTACAGTTGCTAACCAATCAGCAGCATTAGAAGTAAATGACACAAACATTACTACTGCAACATTTCATGGTGCTACATCACAGAGAATAGAATCTTTTGATTTAGCTCTTAATAATGAGGTGTTATATAAAGAAACAGCATCTAGTCAAGAAGTGTTAATTACTAATCGTGCGCCTGGTGGTACTGCTGTGATAGAAGAGCCAGTAAGAGCTACAACAGATTACTTTGCAAAAGCTGTTGCTACTGCCACTGGTAATAGTTCTATTGTTCTTGGTGCTAGTGCAGGTAATATTGTTACTGTCAATGTTCCACAGACAGATATCACAGGAGTTACTAGAGGAGACACTGGTGGGGTCAATAGCTTGAGTTTACCCTACTTGGCATTACCTACAACAGCAGGTAATAATGAGCTAAGTATTGTAATGACTTAATTTATGGCATTAGTTTTCAAAAAAGTTACTGAATATGATTGGGAGGTAACTGTTCAATCGCCAGATAAAGGCAAATTTAAAAAAGAAAGTTTTACGGCTAAATTTAAAAATGTTGGTCGTAAAGTTTTTGCTGAATTAATAGAAGCTGGTGATGACAATTTTGTAAGAACTGTTCTTATGGGTTGGTCAGGAATTAAGGATGCTGACGGAAATGAAATTGAATTTAATGATGATAACTTTGAAGCTATACTAGATAACCAATTTATAGTGTTAGGTATTATCAAAGCATATGGTGAAAGTATGCAAGGAGTTATTGAAAAAAACTAAGAGAGGCTGCGAGGTATTGGGTACAAGGTGATGTTATAGATGAAACTGTTGAAGCATTAAAAGCATTTGGTGCTACAGAGGAACAAATCGCAGCCGAAAGTAAAAACAATAGAACATCTGATTGTATTGTATGGGAGGAGAATAAACAGATTGTTAATATGTTTTGGAAGCTTTCTACACAGTGGTATGTCAGTATGGCTGGATTAACTGGCATAAACTATAAATCTTTGGAATACTTGTGTAAAATATATACAGTACAAGATTCTGTTGCTATGTTTGAAGGAATACAAGTAATGGAATACGAGGCATTGAAACTAATGCAGAAGGATAATAAGAATGGCTAATAGAGAAACAAAACTAAAATTTTTATTACAGTTAGAAGGTGTAGATAAACTGCGTGGCCTTACAAATAATTTAATAAAATTAAATAATAATACAACCCTTGTTGGGAAAAGCAGTAGAAGATTAACAGGTCATTTAGCTAATCAAAAAAAACAAGCTACACAAACCATTGCTGGCACAAAAAATCTTGCTAACTCTTATAGACAATTAGCCAGATCAGTACAAATAGGAAGCAAAGAATTTAGGATTGCCACAAGGAATGCAGAAAGATTAGAAGCACGACTTAGAAAACTAAACGCTACTACAAAAAAAGGTGGTCTTGGTGGTATGGCAAAAACAGCAGGTGCAATAGCAGGTGCTGGTATTTTTGGTGGGGCAGAAGGTGCAATAGGTGCAGGTATTGGTGGGATAATAGGAGGCGCACCAGGTGCATTAGTTGGTGGTGCTATTGGCGCACAAGCTGGCATGGTAAGGAGAAGTTTAGGTGAGCTTGCTAGTTTTAGCGCACAATTAGAATTACAAAGAAAAGCACTAGGTCTAGTAATAAATGACACTAATAAATTTAATCAAGCACAAAGATTTTTAGGAAAAACAAGTAAAGAACTAGCAATACCACAAGAAATTATCACAAGACAATTTACATCATTAACAGCATCTGTTCTTGGTGCAGGTTTATCTGTAAATGATGCAGAAACTGCTTTTAAAGCTATAGCTGCTGGTATTAGAGGTACTGGTGGAACGCTAGAAGATATGAAATCTGCGATGCGAGCAACGTCACAGGTCTTCTCAAAAGGTAAGGTATCGGCAGAAGAACTCAGACAACAACTCGGTGAACGCTTGCCTGGGGCTTTTACACTCTTTGCAGAGTCAATGAACAAGACACCTGCTGAATTAGATAAAGCTTTAGAGCAAGGTAAAGTAACTCTTAATGACTTTATGAATTTTGCAAATCATTTGTTTGCAAAGTATGGTGATAATGCAAAAATTCTTGCAGAAAGTCCAGCAGCAGCAGGTGATAGATTACAAACAGAATTATCAATATTAAGAGATAATGTTGGACAACTATTAAAACCAATTGGTGCTAACTTTCAAGAATTTGCAGCAGATGTTGTTAAAGCATTAAATCCTGTAGTTGAAAGATTAAAAGAAATAAACAATCAATTTAATGTCTTAAATCAAAAAGGCAGATTAAAAGATGTTCAAAAACAATTATTTGAACAAATTAAAGAGGGCGGTGGTGACTATAAAAGTTTTCAAAATATGCGTGATATGTTGAAAAAATCTTCAAGGCGTATAGGTAAAGAGCAAGGTCTTAGTCCTGTAGAAAGAACAGAATTGCTAATAAATATGTATAAAAATTTAATTATAGAAACAACAAATTTAGATACTGCAACACAAAATTTAGTGCAAACAAATGAGGATTTAAATACAAGTGGAACACAAACAACAAATAATTTAAAACTAGGTATGCAAAGTTATTTAAATAGCATTAAAGATGTTGGCAAACAGATACAAGACGCAACAGAAGCTGCATTTAAAGGTATGGAGGATGCACTTGTAAATTTTGTTATGACAGGTAAGTTAAATTTTGCAGATTTTACAAGGTCGATATTGGCTGATATAGCAAGAATAGCTATTAGACAAGCTATTATTGCTCCCATAATTGGTACTTTATTTCCAGGTTTGTCATCAGCAAGTGCAAAAGGTAATGTTTTTGATAAAGGTATAAAAGAATATGCAAAGGGAGGTATTGTCACTAAGCCAACAATGTTTGCCTATGGATCTGGCGGTACAGGTAGGTTTGGACTTATGGGTGAAGCTGGTGCGGAGGCTATTTTACCTTTAAAACGTGGTCGCTCTGGTAATTTAGGTGTTGAAGCTTCTGGTAGTGCTACTAATATAGTTGTAAATGTAGATGCTTCTGGTACATCTGTTGAGGGTGATCAAGCAGAAGGTAAGGCATTAGGACTTGCATTGTCATCTGCAATACAATCTGAACTTATAAAACAACAAAGACCTGGAGGTTTACTCTCATAATGGCAACTTTTCCAGCTACACCTGTCGCATCATTTCCTATAAGAAAAAAACAAACACCTAAAACTCGTATTGTTAGTTTTGCTGATGGTTTTGAGCATAGAATTACTTTTGGTTTGGCAGAAAATCAAAACCCTAAAGAATATAATTTAACTTGGAAAAATATTACATTAACAGAGTCAGATACTATTATGGATTTTTTAAATGCTAGGGCTGCTGATAATGCTAGTTTTGATTACACGCCACCAGGAGAATCAACATCGTATAAGTTTGTGGCACAACCTGGTTACAATGAAAGTATAGATTATGCAGATAGAGCAACAGTAACTGCTACCTTTAGACAAGTTTTTGAACCATGAGTACAGCCTCTATTATTACTGATCTACAGAAGATCAACCCATCAGCAGTAATAGAATTATTTGAACTTACAACAGATGCAACATTGCATGGTTCTACACAGACATATCGTTTTCATAATGGCACTAGCTTAAATGCTAATGGAGATATTATCTGGGCTGGTAATCAATATTTAAAAATGCCAATACAGGCAGAAGGTTTTGCATTTACAAACGGACAGCTACCTAGACCTACTCTCACTATTAGTAATGCTCTTGGAACTATTACAGCTATTTTGTTAAATGTAAATCAAGTAACAACAGGTAATGATTTAACAGGAGCTACTGTAACCAGGATCAGAACTTTGGCACGTTATCTTGATGCTGTTAACTTTCCTACGACAACAACAAGCACCACAACTACAACAACAATTGCTGACCCTGCTGATGCAGAATCTGTTACTTATACAGTAACTGTACATAATCCTGGAAGTGGCAATATTTTTAGAATAAATGGTGTAAATAATCCTGTCATTACGATGAAAAGAGGATCTACTTATATTTTTGACCAATCAGATTCTTCAAATAGTGGACATCCTTTAGCAATAAAATCTGATGCTGAAGGATCACAGACAACAACTGTATCTGGAACTGCTGGTAATGCAGGTGCTACTGTAACCTATCAACCAGCATATCCTTCTGCTCCAAATGATTTGAGATATTACTGCACAGTTCATGGCAATGGCATGGGTAATACAATTACGATGAACGATCCAAATACAACGACTCAAGATACTACAACTACAACAACACAACAGGTAAATCCGTTAGGAACACCAGATCCTACAGCAGAGTTTCCAAAAGAAATTTATAAAATTGATAGAAAGTCATCAGAAAATAGAGATGCAGTGCAATTTGAATTAGCTGCTGTTTTTGATCTTGCTGGTATTCGTGCGCCAAAAAGACAATGTACAAGAAGTGAGTTTCCTTCTATTGGTACATTTATTGCATGACTTGGAAATATAAAGCATTACTACATGCAAAACGTGAAGATCCAAAAGAATCATGTGGTTTGCTTTTAAATATAAAAGGTAAAGAAAGATATTTTCCTTGTCGTAATTTATCTATGACAGATCATCAATGTTTTATTATTGACCCAGAAGATTATATAAAAGCAGACAATACAGGTGATATTACTGCTGTTATTCATAGTCACCCCATCACACCACCTACGCCTAGTGAGGCAGATAAAATTAGCTGTGAGCAAAGCAATCTTCCTTGGTATATTGTTAACCCTAAAACAGAACAATGGGCTTATTTAGAACCTTGTGGTTATAAACCAGCACTTTTAGGTAGACCTTGGGTATGGGGTGTTAGTGATTGTTGGTCATTAGTAAGAGATTGGTATAAAAAAGAAAAAAATATAAACCTTAGAGATTGGGATAGACCTGCAACACCAGAAGAGTTTATTTTAAATCCTATGTTTGAAAGTTGTGCATGGAGAACTGGTTTTAGAGAAATTAGACAAGATGAAAAATTAGAAATAGGTGATTTATTATTTATGTCTATAGGATCACCTGGTTTAAATCATGTAGCTATTTTTTTAGGAGATGATGTTTTACATCATTTAACCGATAGACTATCTTGTAGAGAACCATATTCTCAATGGTTACTAAAATGTACAGGAGGGAGGTATCGTTATGTTGCGTAAAATAAAACTATATGGCGATCTCGCTGATTTTGTAGGACACAAAGAATTTGATGTACAGGTAGATAGTTTAGCTAAAGCAGTTAGTTTTTTATTACATAATTTTCCGCAGATAGAAAGTTATATGAATCCAAAATATTATCAAGTAAAAGTTGGTAACTATGCACTTGATGATAAAGAATTACAAAATCCTATTGGTCAAGAGGATATACATTTTGTGCCTGTTATTACTGGTGCTGGTCGTGGTTTTGGTAAAATATTATTAGGTGCAGCCTTAATTGCAGGTGCGTTTTTTATGCCAGTAGCAGCAGGTAATGTAAGTCTATCTCAAGGTTTATTTGGTGCTGCTGGATCTTTTGCGAAAGTAGGTTTTTTTACAAAAGCAATGGCAGGTGTTGGTTTGATGTTAACTATAAGTGGTGTATCAGAAATGTTATTTCCTTTGCCAAAAATGAAAGAATTTGATAATGAAACAGATCCTCGTTTGTCATATAAATTTTCTGGTACACAAAATACATCAAGAGCAGGTACGCCAGTACCTATAGTTTATGGTGAGATTATTACAGGATCAGTTGTTATAAGCGGTGCAGTAGATACTCAACAGGTACAGGCATGACAAAAAAAATTATACGAGGATCAGGAGGAGGAGGTTCACCTCCACCACCACCGCAGCCAACTAGAACACCTGATACTTTACATAGTAGGCAGTTTGCTACTTTCCTTGATTTATTATCAGAAGGTGAGATAGAAGGTTTTGCAACAGCATCAAAGGAAGGTAGAACAAAAGGTACAACTGCATATAATAACGCTGCACTAAAAGATGTATTTTTAAACGATACACCTGTCCTTAAAGCTTCTGCTAATTCTGCTAGTCCAGTTACAACAGATTTTAACTTTCAAGACGTTACATTCAATCCAAGATTTGGCACAGCAAACCAAACAAAAGTTGAGGGTATAGAAAGTAGTTCTTCTGTTACATCTGTAGGTGTAAACGTAACGCAATCTACACCTGTTACCAGACAGATATCTAATACAAATGTAGATGCAGTTAACGTGACTATAAGTTTTCCGCAGCTACAAAAAGCTACAGATAAAGGTGATTTGTTAGGTACAACTGTACAGCTAAAAATATCTGTTCAATATAACTCTGGTGGTTTTATTGATGTAATTACAGACACAGTTACAGGTAGAAGTGCTGATGCATATCAAAGAGATTATAGAGTTAATCTTACTGGTGCTTTTCCTGTAGATATAAGGGTATCTAGAATTACTGGTGATAGCACAACAACAGGATTACAAGATTCGTTTCAGTGGACTAGTTTTGGTGAAATAATAGACGATGCCTCTACATATGCAAATAGTGCATATGCGGCTGTAAGGCTAGATTCTATGCAGTTTAGTTCTATCCCTACAAGAAAATTTAGGATTAGAGGAATAAAAGTAAGGATACCTGGAGCAGGTGCAAACAGTTCTGGTACACCTACAGTAGATAGTGCAACAGGTCGTATTGTTTATCCAACTGGATATATATTTAATGGCGTTATGGGTGCTGCTCAATGGTGTTCATGCCCTGCCATGATACTTCTAGATCTTCTCACAGATACAAGATATGGATTTGGTAATCATATAACTGATAGCTCTCTTGATCTATTTTCTTTTGTTACTGCAAGTAAATTTGCTAATACTCTTGTTAGTGATGGTCTAGGTGGTCAAGAAGCTAGATTTAGCTGCAACGTAAATATACAAAGTTCTGGTGAGGCATATGACTTAATAAATGATCTTGCAGGTGTAATGAGATGTATGCCGATATGGTCAGCAGGTACTATACAGTTAACACAAGATAGCCCAAAAGATGCAAGTTACTTATTTAATCTTGCAAACGTAACAGAGGATGGATTTAGTTACTCAGGTAGTGGTTTAAAAACTAGAAACACTGTCATATCTGTATCGTATTTTAATATGGATAGTCAAGAGGTAGATTTCGAGGTTGTAGAAGATACTGCTGCGATTGCAAAACTAGGTGTAATTATTAAGCAAGTTAAGGCATTTGCGTGTACATCTCGTGGTCAAGCAGCCAGATTAGGGCGTACTTTACTGTTTATTGAGCAAAATGAGTCAGAAGTATGCACATTTAGCACATCTATAGATTCTGGCGTTGTTGTAAGACCTGGTGCTGTTATAGAAATAGCTGATCCTGTACGTTCTGGATTAAGAAGAGGTGGAAGAGTAAGTTCTGCAACAACTACACAAATTACTGTTGATGATTCTGCTGCGACAGATTTACCTACAACAAATAATCCTACACTTAGTGTAATTCTGCCTGATGGCACAGTAGAAACAAGATCTGTTACTAACGTAAGTGGTGCTGTTGTTACAGTATCTTCTGCGTTTTCGCAAACACCAAATGCTAATACTGTTTGGCTACTGCAAGATGATACAGTGCAAGCACAAAAATTTAGAGTAGTAACAGTAGAAGAAGATGGTGTAAATTATGGTATTACAGCTTTATCTTACGTTAATGAAAAATATGCATTTATAGAAGATGGATCTACATTACCAACAAGAACAGTATCAATATTAAACGAACTAAAAGATCCACCTAATGCATTACAAGCAGAAGAAAAATTAGTAACAATTAATAATCAGGCAGTTTCTAAATTAATTATTAGTTGGCAGCCAATAGTTGGTGTTACTCAGTATCAAGTTAACTATAGATTTAACAATGGTAACTTTGTATCTACAACAGTATCGTCACCTGATTTTGAAATATTTAATACTGATATTGGTACATATGAAATACAAGTTTTTAGTTTTAATACTGCACTACAAACAAGTGCAACTTCTACTGACCTAACCTTTAATGCTGTTGGTAAAACTGCATTACCATCAAATGTCACTGGATTATCTGCTGAACCAATAAATGAAAAATTAGTAAGATTACGTTGGAATTTATCTACAGATTTAGATGTTACACATGGAGGTAGAGTGTATGTCAGACATTCTCCTTTATCCGATGGTACTGGTACATTTACAAATAGTACTGATTTAATACAAGCATTAGCAGGTAATACAACAACAGCAGAAGTTCCATATCTTGAAGGCGAATATATTTTAAAATTTCAAGATGATGGCAACAGATTCTGTGCAGGAGAAACGAGTGTAATTCTTGAATTACCAGATAACCAAGCTCCACTTGTTACACAAACCAGGAGAGAAGATACTGATAGTCCTAAGTTCCAGGGTACAAAAACTAATGTTGCTTTTGATGCAACTACAGACACATTAAATTTAGTTGGCGGTGGTACGTTTGATGCTATTACAGATTTTGACGCTGTAACTTCTTTAGATGATTTTGGTGGAATTGTTTCTGAAGGTACTTATGATTTTGGGGGAACTGCTGGTGGAGATACTTTAGATTTAGGCGGTGTATTTAGTCTTGATCTCAAACGTCATTTCTTGACAGAAGGTTTTTATCCGTCAGATTTATTTGATTCAAGAGGTCTGATTGATGATATTACAGACTTTGATGGACTTACAGCAACAGAAGTTAATGCTGAAATGCTAGTAAGAGTCACACAGGATAATCCATCTGGATCTCCTACTTATACTGACTTTCAGACTTTTGCTAACGGAACTTACAAAGGCAGAGGATTCCAATTCAGAGCAAAACTTACAAGTAGAGATACTGCACAGGATATAAAAGTTTCGCAGCTAGGCTACACAGCATCTTTACAGAGAAGAACAGAACAAGGTAATGTTATTGCAAGCGGAGCAGGAGCAAAGGCTGTTACGTTTACCAATCCATTCTTTGTTGGTACTTCTTCTTTGCTTGGAGCAAATACTAATTTACCCTCTGTTGGTATCAATGCTCAGAATATGGCATCAGGAGATTACTTTGAAGTAAGCAGTATTTCTGGAACGGGATTTACTGTTCATTTCAAAAATTCATCAAATGCTTCGATTGATAGAAATTTCACTTATCAGGCTGTCGGATTTGGTAAAGGAGGGTAGAATATGCACAAGGTAGTTTTCTAAATGGCACAAGTTACAGACTATACAATAGACAATGGCACAGGCTCCGCCGTAAGAACTGACCTTAATAATGTCTTTGCTGCCATACAAAGTTTAAATAGTGGATCAGCAGATCCTAGTGGTACACAGGTTGCGTTCCAGTTATCAGTTAATACAACATCAAATCTTCTTAAGTTAAGGAATGCAGCTAATAATGGATATATTGAGATTGGTAACGTAACTCAGGCAAATTTAGGTTTAGCTCCAGTTGCAGGAGCAACATTTACTGGAGATGTTATACATAATTACACAACAGCTTTACAAATACCTGTTGGAACTACTGCCCAAAGACCTGGTTCGCCATCGACAGGAGACTTTAGATTTAATAGTACGACTACTTCTGCTGAAATATATAACGGATCTGAGTTTACTGCTGTGGGGGGTGGTGCTGGAGCTACGGGAGGAGGTAATGATGAAGTATTTTTTGAATCAGATACTAATGTAACAACAGACTATACGATAACATCAGGAAAAAATGCACACACAGTTAGTCCTATTGTAAATGCTGGTGTCACTATTACTGTGCCATCTGGCAGTTTATTAGTTATTATTTAATCATGAGCTTAGAACTTTCTGGAACAACTGGTGTTAAAGGTGTAGCTGGTTCAGTTTCCGCACCAAGTATTGTTGGAGATGATACAAATACAGGAATAAGTTTCCCTGCTGCTGACACTATCAAGTTTTCAACTGGTGGTGTTGAACGTATGCAGATTACGAATAGTGGTGTTACTGGAACTGGAATTGGGGCAGGTAAAATTCTTCAAGTTGTTAGTGCTACTAAAACTGATGTTCAATCAACAACTTCTACAAGTTATGTTGATATAACAGGACTGTCTTTAAATATAACTCCGAGTGCGACTAGCAGTAAAATTTTATTAACAGGTATGGTTGTAATACATCACTCTTTATACACAGCTTTTGTAAGAATTTTAAGAGATTCTACTGAAATCGGTACATCAGGCACAGGTTCAAATAGTGCATATATAGTATATAACCTTAATGAAAACGCAAATCAAAGTAGAGCTATAAACTTTCTTGATTCACCAAACACAACAAGTCAAGTAACGTATAAACTCCAATTTAAAAGAGATGGAGGAAGTACTTTATATATAAATGCTCATACGACAGGAACTACAAATGATTTAATTTCAACTTCAGTTCTTACTGCAATGGAGGTAGCAGCATGAGTTTAGACCATGAAGCAATAAGAAAAGCATATCCTGATGCTGTAACTGTTAATGATGGCACAGGGGCTTTTAAGGCAGACGGCACACAGATAACACTTGTACAATCTGATATAGACGCTGCAAGAGTTACTTTAGACGCTGAAGCTGCTGCTATAGCTTATAAATCTATCAGACAACCTTTATATCCATCTTTGGGAGATTTTGCAGATGCAATGTACTGGAATAGTAAGGGAGATTCGACTAAACTGACAGCATATTACGCAGCCTGTGAAAAGGTTAAAACCGACAATCCCAAGCCTAGTTAACCATGACAGCAAAGATTAAACTAAACGCAGCATCAGGTGGTGGGTCTTTCAGCTTACAAGCACCCTCTTCTTCTGCTAATAACAGAGTTTTTACAATTCCAGATGTTGCAGATGGAACGATTGCCACAACTGCAACTGCTGGTAAAATTCTTCAAGTTGTACAAACTTTTAAAACTGATTCAACATCACAAAGCGGTAACAGTTCCACTACTTTCTATGATATTTCTGGAATGTCAGTAAGTATTACTCCTAGCAGTTCATCAAATAAAGTTTTAGTTATGTGGACTGCTCAAGTTGCTTCTAGTGGTGCATCTGGTAGAGGTAATATTATAAGACTCTTACGAGGTAGCACAGAAATTGGAAGCGGCACAGGTGGTTCACAAACAAATGGACAGGTTTACCATAGGACAGTTCAATATAATCCAGAGACTAAAAATATGATGTATTTAGATTCTCCTAATACTACTTCTGCAACTACATATAAATTACAATGGTCAGTAGAGGGGTCAGGTGGTAGTGCTACAACTTACTATCTTAATGACAACTCAGGTGGTTCTTTTGGAATAACCTCGCATATAACAGTAATGGAGGTAGCAGCATAATGTCATTAGATCACCAAGCTATTTACAAGGCATACGCTGGTACAGTTGTTAGTATTGACGATAGTGCTGGTGCTTTTGATAAAGATGGTAAGTCTATAACTCTTGAGCAAAGCAAGATAGATGCTGCACGAACTACATTAGATGCCGAAGCCTCTGCTGTTAAGTACAAAACCGATAGAACAACTGATGGTTCTACAACTTATGCTTCTTTTGGAGATCAACTTGATATGTTGTACCAAGATATGCTTGCGGGTAAACTAGATACAACTGGAACGTGGGCTAGCCACATAAAAAACGTCAAGGACTCTAACCCAAAACCTAGTTAATTATGTCAGAGATCAAGGTAAATTCGATAAAAGGAGTTTCAGCATCAACAGCTGCTTTAACCATTAACAATACTGATGGAACGTGTACTGCCAATATAACCTCTATTAATGGTGGTCAGTTTGCTAATAGAAACAAGCTGATAAATGGGGCAATGCAAATTGCTCAAAGAGGAACATCTATTACAACTGGCGATAATGCAGAACACTATACAATGGATAGATGGGCGTTATATTGTCAAAATACTGACTCAAGATTTACAGTTACTCAAAGCACTGATACTCCAGACGGGTTTGGTAATTCAGTTAAGATAGATTGTACTACTGCGGACACTTCTTTAGCTTCAAATGAAGAAGTACAATTTTATCAGAAAGTAGAAGGATTTAATACACAAGATTTTGCAAAAGGAACCTCCGCAGCAAAGCAATATACTTTATCTTTTTATGTAAAAACTAACAAAACAGGAACTTATATTGTAAGACTACTTGGAAGAGATAATACTACCAGTCATGTTGCAGCATCATATACTGTTAGTGATGCAAACTGGAACAGATATACATTAACATTTCCAGCAGATACAACTTCTGGACGAGGAGATAATAATGACAATGGAGAAGCCTTAAGAGTTGTTTGGTGGTTAGTAGCAGGAAGTGGTGTTAATTCTGGAACACTTCAAACAACTTGGGCTAACAGTTCTGATACAGGGGCAGCTACAGGACAGGTTAATTTTGCAGATTCAACAAGTAATGATTTTTTTATAACAGGCTGTCAGCTAGAAGTAGGCAGCGTGGCAACAGATTTTGAGCATAGGTCATTCGCTCAGGAGCTTGCTTTATGTCAAAGGTATTATTATGAAGATCCAGATATAAGTCATAGATTGGCTGATGGACAAGTAGCTTGTAATACTGCTGGAGCTTATGCGTTGCCTGTAGGATCTGCACACCCAACTACAATGAGAGCAAATCCGACTTTAACACTTGTCGGTGTTACATATAGTGGTTGTTCTTTTAATAGTTCTAATGCAAACACAGTATCTTGGGGTATGAGAGTTACCACTGATAACACAAGTCAATTTAGAATTACTACTGGATCAGCAACATTTAGTGCGGAGCTTTAAACTATGAATTATACTTACAAATTTGCACCAAAAGACGATCATGCAGGTGCTGTTCAATACATCATCAGAAAAGAAGATAATGCTTGGATACCACCAGATGAAGCAAACACCGACTACCAAGAATACCTATTGTGGGTAGCAGAGGGAAATACAGCCGAAGCTGCTGATTAATTAACCTTATCTTGCATCTGCCTTGTCATTATCCCCATAGTGACGTAGAGAGGAGACAGGGCTACAATAAGCAGTAATACAAGCACACTTGTAAAAGATAGTGCTTTTAAAATTGCAAATTTAATCATGTTTCA